TTGTTGAAAGAAAGGCATGCATGTGAATGAATCTTTCAACATGCACGGGAATAGATGATTGATGAACGAGATTGCCTTCGGCATCTCGATTGCCACCGACAATAAGGAAACCTGCTTCAGATACTTTTCGAATAGTTTCTTTGTCGCAGTTAAGAAGAACCAGGACTTTATCACCATCAAAGCCTGATTGATTGATTGAGTTAACCCAATACTTTAGTTTTGACCAATCATAGTTGGTACTTGTGCCAATAATCAAATCTTTCATTACAAACTCCAGTTGTTATGTATTACTTATGTATCAACCTCTAGTCAGGGTGAGTATCTTTTGCATTTGTGCCTCTAGTATCGGACCACGATTCGGCCAGTGAATATATGGTTGACTAGAAGTTTTATAAAGATTCGTTAAGAATGGCATGATAATCTTTTCTACTTGTGTCAATCTTGCTTTGTATTCTTCTACCGTTTCGTCTTTTTCTGCGATGACAGCTTCATATTCTGCCTCATCGACTGCCGTGAAACCAAAATCTTGATTTCCATACTCCGACATAATTTTATTGATATCAAATGCCATCATTTACTCCAATTTTTTGCAGCATTAAAGTTTGCTTGTGAGAATTCTAAACGGTCAACTAATTTAACTGCGTTACCTTTTAATCTATCTACTGCTACAAAACCTTCCGGGGCAGTAATTCTAAATCCATTGTCTGTTCGCACAAATGTACCAATTGAACGAATAGTTTCTAACTTGCGAACAATCATTAACTTTGCATCAACAAGAAGATTCTGCAAATCAAAAATCTGTTTTAGATTCATTGCAGAGCCACGAAAGAATCGCATGATTTCTGTTTTCTCGGCAATTCGTTTTTTCTTTGTATCTGCTTTCTTTGCATCGGCAATGTCTTTGTTTAACTTTGCTTCGACCCAACGAATCAATTCTAATGTGTGAGCTCTTGTGTCAGTAATCTTTTTACCTTCACGAACTTTTTGATTGTTGAATGTCTTAATGTAAGTCAGTATTGTATCACTTGCAGAGATACGATTCAATACTAAAGACGGTATAGTTTGAAATGTTCTACCTGCCGCAGAAAGAATTGTCGTAATTGCTTTTGTTTCTTGTTCGGTAAATGTCGCAGAACCAGATGCATCAGTAAAAGACGCATCACGAAACCAAATATCTTTTGTATGATTCAAATTACCAATGTCAATATTAAATGATGCCTTCATATCTTGCATTGTTTTGCCAGTGTATGATGTATGAAAGACCACACCAACATGTGCGGCCAACATCATCTGTGCAAGTTTAGAACTTGTCGGTACTGCATAAACAATTGTGTTTGGTTGAAAGACAATATATTCTTCGCCATCAATTGTGTCTTTTTTCAAATCACCTTTGGTAAACATCATATCACCTTGTAGAATGCCTCTGATGCCTAACTTTGGCAGATATCGTAGTGCGACTTTTAATTTTTTATTGAGACCTTCTGCCGGATGATTGCGGTCAATGTCATCTTCTGTGTAATTTAATTTTGGATTGACATTGAATACACCCTTAGTGCCCACAAAGAATTTATCATTCTCTGGATTGATACCTGCAAACACGGCAGGTGCACCATCCCATTTTGTTGTAATGTTTACTTTAGAAGATGTATTGCCAGCCAACATATCTCGCAACGATTGAAGAAAGTTAATTGCACCACGAGCACCAACAACGCCTCGGTTCAATACCTCATCTTCGATATGCTCGAGGTGCAAGTTGGCACCTTCTTTACCCTCTGTTAAAAATTCTGTGAAGTTCATTTTGCGATTACAAATTTACTTGATTTGATTGTTCTTGATGTAATGTATTGAAATAATAATCTAACAAATTCATCGGATTTATTTTTTGCTGTTGGTCTATTTAACCATTCAATTAAAGGAGGTATGATGTTGTTGGTAACATGAATCGCACTTAGTTCTCCTCTTGCTGCATCGTATGCCTTTTTTTGTTTTTCAGTTTTTGGTTTTTCGCCAAGTTTTGCCACTTCACTCTTATACTTCTTATTTCCATCTTCATAAAACTTTTCAAATTTTTTTCCAAAATTAGCATCTACCATAGAAATAATATCAACAAAAATTGATACTGATCCTATTGAACCACCTCTAGCCTCAGAATTAGCAAGTTGAAATTCAGCTTTAAATGATGCGCTAGAAGCGTCATGTCTAATTTTCAAATGGTCTCTCTTGTCGGCAGTAAAATAAATTTTTAAGTCTCTTGTTTGTGGACTTTTTATAGAATATTTTTTCCATGAACTAACACCATTATAAAAATATTTTTTTAATTCTTTTGATTCTGATGTTCTATTGAAATTGACCTTAACAATTTTTACTTCTTTTGTAGTTTTTTTAAGTGATAGTGGCAGTAAACCACCTGTTTCAATGCTCTCAGAAACTAAGGAGTTCAAACTATTAAAACTAAATGATTTTGTTTTTTTAGCTTCAACTAAAATTTTTTGTATTTTTGTTTTAACATCACTAGATGCCAAGTAGATATCAGCAGGCGACCACTTGTTTATATCACCAAAAATAACAGCTCTATCTGAACTTTTTACGGCATTTATTTTTTTCTGCGTGTCATTCGCAATCTTAAATAATTCCGCTATGTTTTTCATAACAACATCATCACCACGAACATAAAATATATCTGACCATTTTGGTCGTTTTATACTTTGAAAATCTCTACTAATTTCATCTATATCTTCAACTAACTTTTTAGCAATTAAAACTGAAGATATGTACCAGTCATTATTTTTAATTAGAAAGTCTTCAATTTGTTTTATACCTGTTATTTGTGGTGCATCAACCCTACTTTTAAATGCTTCTGTTATTGTTAATCCTTTCACAGGATTTTCTGAACTTAGCCAAAAATTTTTAAACATACCGTATGTTGGATATTTGTTGATATCAAATATTTTTTTGACATTCGTTAATCCAGAATAATCAGCTAAAGAACAAAACAGAGCTTGTGTTGATTCTTGTAGTGTTGTTTTGTCTGCCATTCAATTCTCCGTATAATCATCTATTTATGCGAAGAAACTGTCTAGGGCACCTCGATTCATATATTCATCAACAAGTGTAAATGGCCCTGTTTTTTTACTGAAACACCATACGGGTTCAATGTAAATCTTGTTCATAAACTCATCAAGTTGTTCTTTGGGAATGTTCTTTGGTCTTTGCATAATACGCATTCCCATCTGACCACAAAAGTGGGCATCATGGCTAGTCAAATCATCAATCAAATCATCAGAGGCATAGTATCTCTTTGTCTTAATCTTTGGATCCATGATGTTAACAAACTGATAACCATTCTCACTTAGAGATTCAAATGTCTTACGATTGACTGGCAGATAAAAACCATCTCGCCATTCTTCATAGGTTGTATATCTTGCCCATGATTGTTCATCTGCATGTTTGCCATCTGTATTATACTTCTCTGTCGCAAAATATGGCGGTGAAGTAAATGCACAATCAATTGGCGGCAAAATTGAGTAATCAAAGTCTTCGGCAGGACTACGATGAATCTCTACTCTCTTTTTACCTTGCACAATAAAATAGTCTTCATTCTTTTCTGTTGTCACATCACTACCAAGAAACTTTTCATATGCCAAACATTGTTGAAAGTATCTCTCATATGTCTGGTCATTTGGATCTGTGCCATAATATTCTTCTGCATTTGAGCAATAAAAGCCTGCAAGTCTATCGCCCCAGCCACAAGACGAATCAAATACAGTTTTTGCGTTTGTAATTTCATAAAGAAACTTTGCAACTTGTGGTTTAAATTGAGTTGCAATATAAGCACTCAAACGAAATGCCATGATATAAGAATCAACCGACAACTGGTCATTACCAAGGCGCCAGAGTGCCAAGAAAACATTTCTCAAATTATCAGAATGATTCCAACGATAGATTGGCGACTTATATCCCCATGCATCACAATTGTATCTTAAATCTTGATGAAAGAAATTGCTCACATCATTGTATTGCGAACCCATTTGAATGACACCAAGGCCATGGTCTTTGTAATTTCTGCCATAGTCTTCAAACTTTTCAATTACTTTATCTTTACTTTCTTCATATAAAAGAAAAGCATTCTTCAAATCTGCAAATGTCAAAGACCAAAACGAATGTTGTGCGGCATCAGAATGAATCTTACGCAACGGACATGGAGGTCTTGTTGTTTCAA